ATATTATGAAAGACAACAAAGAACTCAAACGAAGCTATAACCCTGAAACCACCAGTTTTTTGTGTGGCGAATGTAATCTACAAGTACCAGTAATACGATCTAAGAATATAAGACAACCAGTTCCTGATGAATTCAATTTCAAGTGTCTTGATCACTGTCTCGATTACAATTGTGACGACGATAATACCACTCTAACGTATCAACAAGTGTTGCCTAGAATAGCTGAACTAAATGTTCCTTACAATCCGGATAAACTCCACATCTGCAATCAACATACTGGTTGTACTAAACGCTGTCATTTTACAACCTTTCCCAATCTAGACTTAATACAAGACTTAGGAGACTTTGTTACCAAGTACTTCATACCTAAATATTTTCGAGAGGACAAAGTCACGGACATACTGAAACAAACTTCGTATTTTACCGATATTGATTCATTAGATGAGAAACGGCCAATGGGGACGTATGGTGAGTTTATCAAGAAATATCCCCCGGGTAAACGCCGCCCACTCATACGCCAATGGGAGCGCTTTAAGCACAGACAAACACCATATGTTGAGAAAGATTAGGATTTCGATGTGAAGATGAAAAGTGAGCTATTAGGTTGGGACGACTCAACGGTAAACCCTAAAGGCGGTAAAAACGTTAGATGGATAGCTGCGGCTAGAGACGGTGGCAAAGTGTCACTTGTACCCTTCTATGATATGGTTTCAAAGGTATTTGAAAAGACACACACTGGCTTTGCCAAAAATCAGAATTATCATGTGTTGGGTAGTAGATTTAACTACAGATATCGTAGGATACTAGATAAAGGAAAGCTTAAATCGTTATGCTGGGACATAGAGGCGTAGGACTCAAATCAAAGAGCCGAACTCCGAGAGGCTGTAGACGTAGCTGTGTAAACGCACATGCTGGACATCATCTATGAGACGTATTATATGCGTCTTGGAATTTCTCTGGATAAGGAAGAAGTTCTTAAAGCACTGAAGTAGCTCGTCTATAACATGAACGCGTACCTGGATGATAAATCCGGAGGTAAACTCACTAAGAAAACAACCCATTCATTTATGTACTATGGAGTACCTAGTGGCAAAGGAGATACAGCACTAGGAAACTCTATGCGTACGGCTGCAATCTCAGAGTGGATAATGTACAAGAAAGATCCTTTCCTATAAGACTCTGATTTCACGACATGGATGGAACAAGACACCCGGTCCTACTGCCCTATAGGGGTCACCAGTCAACTAGCATTCCCAATGTTTTTGGGTGATGACATGAATTTTATGGTGCCAGAGGAGGACGCGGATGAGTAAGCGCGATTGTTCAAGGAGTTTGTATTCTGCGAAGATGGGCAAGTCCACGGATTGGGGCAACTCGTTAAAGGTTTGATGGAAACCTCAACTCTCGAAGAAGGCATACCTTTCTTAAGTGGATATTTCGCACCCATAACACCTAAAGTTTTTGGAGACGCGGCCGACGAGGACCTGGGGTCCATACCGGCCACAGTTCCCTTGCTCTATACCATACAAGAAGACTTAGATGCGGTAAATAAACAGTACGTGAAAAGTCGAGGTCATATGATGTACGCCATCTTCCTGAGAAATCCCTTCAAAGCCTTGGTCAGTGATTGTTGGACAAAGAGTTGGCAGAAAGTAAAACCGGCAAGAATTGCTAGTGCCATCACTCTCTCTATGAGGGGGTGGGCTCCTTATTGTCCGATTATGTGGGCATATCACCTACTATGTGAAGAGGCATCTAATGGCGTTGAACCTTATATTGATCTTGACATGCAATACAAAATAAAAGACCGTGTCAGTCTAAGCGAGAATATGTTGGGCAAGGTGGGTCATGGGAATGAATGCGATCTTACGCTGCGTATATGGATCGAGACGCGTTGGAAAATAACTGTGCAAGAGCAGATACGGATGGAAGAATAGCTAATGTTAGTCGCTGGACGAGAACCCAATCTGGGTGCTGTTATATCAGACCAGATGTGGGAAAATTTTCCAGAACGGCCAGGTAGATAACGTGATAAACACTATACTCTGGCTAATTTAATGGATAAGATGGAGACCCCTACTTTTGCGTTGGGTTTAAAGGAGGACGTGCGTCCAATGTGCGTTTATATCAATTCTATGGCACACGCCCAGACGGGCAAAGTGTATGGAATTCCGTAGATACCCGTTCCAGTCTTCACAACCGACTGCGTAAATGCGCAAGTCACCAAGGAGTGGCATGATACATGGGAGAAAAAGATCGATAAAATCCGTCGCGATCTTACTGACCACATTGCAAGAAACCCTTCCTCCCAAGTCTTTGTATACGCTAATGCGCGCAACAAGCAAAAGAGCAGGGACTTCTCTTTCGCACAATTATTTTACTACGACTTGATCGCTCCACTGATAACTCCAAGTGCATACGACTATGCTATACAACGAATATTAGGGTGGCAGGAATTCGTTTGAGGAAACTACAGCTGGATTATGTTGATATAATCAATCCAGTCGGAATTCATGTATATGTATTACCCGGTGGCTAAGCGTGGGGGGTGAACCACGCACCGTTTAACCGCAGACTTTAAGAGCTAGGT